TGTATGTAATTGAAGTTGTTTTTACAATGTATTTAGTCATTTTTCAATTCCTCCAATAGTGCATCTACTTCTTCTGCACATTCTCCACACCTCCAACCTTCATATTCATCTGTATAAACTGCATACCTATTAAAACCTCTACCACTTCCAAGATGGCAAGATTTACCACAATCTACACAAATTCCAGAATCAAATAAATTTTTCATTTTTTTATCTCCATAAAAGGTGTTTTAGTTTCATAAATGTATTTATTTTTATCCCACCATTCTTCAATTAAACTTTCATCATTTACCAAGCAATAACCTTCATCTGATTCTGAACATTGATCTAAATAATATTCAGTAAAATCATCAATTAATTCTGATTTTAAATTAAATTGTTTAGCTATCTGATGTGCTTCATCAGTACGATGTTCATAAAATTGTTCAGATAAATATTCGTTATCTTTTTCTTCCATAACTTGATCTGGTAATGGGTTATCAATCATTGATATCTATCCTCCCAATCACATTTATTCAAAGTTTCATCTTTAAATTCTTCTTCATCTATTTCTTCTGTTTCTGAATACTCCCAATCTCCATCATCAGATGAAAAAGATCCACCATCAAATTTTCTGAAGTCACGATGAATATCATCTTTATTTATATCATCAGGTGTTTTGATTAATAAACTATGCATCGACATTGACGATACAGTTAATTTGTAATACTTAGACATAGTTTTAGCTAGCTAAATTAGCTTTTGAATTTAGTAAGGTTTAAGCCAAGATCGACATTCTTGACGTAATTGAATAATTAATTTTGGATCTGTATTTTCTTTTTTAGCTTTTAAATATTCTTTTTTAGCATCGTTAAATAACTGTTTTTTAAATCTAGATTTTTCTTCATTTTCATTCTGTAATTTTAAAAATCTTTCATCATCTTGATGTATTATCTCAGGTTCTTTTTTTACAATATTCATCCATTTATAAAAAGTATTAGGATGTACTTCTGGATAAGTATTTTCTAATTGCTTTTTTATTTCATCCTTTGATTCACCACTACGCATTAATTCTCTAATAGTTTCAAATGCATCATCCCTATATTCTTTTTTATTCATGATTAAAAATTAAATAAATGTGTCTTTAATAATGTGGTTGCCTTGTTCTATTTTTATGTGACACCACTCCCTCTGCTCAATTTCTTGACGCTCCTCATCAGATACAGGATCAAAACTATTTTCAATAGTTTTATTCACTCTACGTTCCATTTCTTCATCTATCCAATCTGACATTTCAAACTCAAATTCAAAATGTTTAATAGTTGGATCTTTATCAACCCATGCTGAACAAGTGTCGTGGTAATAAGTAACTTTGTAATTCATTAATCAATCCTCCTACTAGTAATCTGTATCTCTCTAACTAAATATCTAACTGACTCTTCGTAATCTATTTCATTACCTTTTTGAGGTAAAAAGAAAGTAGCATCCCTTTCTGCTAACTCACATAATACTGAAAGTATGTTCAGTAATATATTTACTTTGTTTTTAATATCCATTAATTTCTATCCTCGAAAAAAGTTAAACAATTTTCTAATGTAATATCATCTAATCTTTTAATCACATTATCTTTATATAAATCTCCAGAGCTTGCCAAATGATTAATTAATCTAATAATCACAACTTGATGCTCTGGTAATAACTCTGAAATTCTGCAAGGAATTTTTATAACGTGTTCATTCATAGTTTTTTATATAGGAATGTAATAAGTATGATATCATAATATTAGTTTATGTACATACATTCATGTCGAGAGTTAAACAATTCATTCATGATCATTCAGAATTTAGTAAATCTGACATTCAATCATTCATTCATTCAACCCATTCAAGCCAAAAAGTAAAAAAAACAAATTTTGATTTTTTATTTCAATTTTTGCTTTTTTACTTTTTAAAAATTAAATAAATTATTTAATCTTTTTAAGAATTTTTAAAACTTGATTTATTTGTTTTTTATCAAGTTTTTTTATCTGATCTAAATTAATAGATTTTTGAAATAAGTTGTAAATTTGATTATTCATTTTTTTAAGTTTTTAAAATATCCCTTTTTTTGAGTCCCATGTATCAATAATGCAAAAGGATCAGGTTTAAAGCAACTTGAATCATCCTTGTCTATTTTGTACGGCTTGCCTATATGTTCAATACCTTTTTTTATTGCTTCGTCTTCTGAATTAACTACAATAGCCCATCTTTTAAAATATCCTTTATGTATTAAATCATCCCTTAAACCGCCGAAACTTGCCGTAACGTAAAAATTTTTAGGGATTGATATATTAGTTCCAAATAAATGCAAGCTTTTAGAATAACAATAAAATTTTAATTTAGGCATTGATCTCGCAACAGTAAACCATGCTCTAAGATATTCACCACTAAAAAAATCACCGCTAGAATGTATTCTAACTTTATTAATATTTTTAGATATATTTTTTATAATACTTTCTCTAATTAATTCATATGTATGAAAATATCCATTTTCTTTATTTAAATAATTTAAAATTAAATCATGATTATATTTTCTAGCTTTATAGACATTTGGATATTGATTCTCTTGGCTTGCTGCATAACATCGAAAAATATTATTTTCGCCATCTTTAATATTAGTCTTGCCGTTTTCATTCATAACAACATAAGACTTGCATTCATTAGCCATAGGGCAAGTTTTACCAGCTGGTAAATCAAAAATTAAAGTGTTTTTTAATTTTTTATTCCCTTTTGACATTTTTAATAAATCATTCATAATTTTTAAAAATAATTTGGAAGGTTAAAAGTATTTATAAAAATACTTTTATTTAAGGATGTTTAAAACATCCCTAAATGAAAGTATTAAAAAAATAAATTATTATTATCTTCTAATTCAGTTATTAACCCATCGAAGTCTTCACTTGGTGGTAATACTGATAATAAAGCATTAACTTGTAATGCACCATATTCAGATTTTAAATAATTTATATATTCACTTCTACTGTTAAATCCATCTTCTAGATATCTATCTAGTGGGATAGTTCGCTCTTTGTCTATAAAATTCATTTTTAATAATCCTCGTAGTGAGTTAATGCACTGGAATAATGAATAAAGCCGAAATTAGACTCTTTTAATTTTTTTGTTGGCGTGGTGGTCATAGTAAATAAATAATATGTTTACATTAATATGATATCAAATTACTGTTTATATGTAAGGTATTATTTAAGACATTCAATAAAAAAACATTCAAAATTGCATTCAAAAATTGCATTCAAAAATTCATTCAAAATATTATTAGTTACTATTAGTCTATTTTTTTTTAAATTTTTAATTTTTTTTTTTTTTTTTTTTTTTTTTTTTTTTTTTTTTTTTTTGAAAAATTTTTAAAAAAATTTCAGGCAAAAAAAAACCCGCTATTTTAGCGGGTGATTTTTTTAAACTCCTAATTGCATCAATACCAACTTAACTTTTATTCTCTCTGGAATATCAGAGGGAAATATATCCTGTAAGTATGGTGCAAAATGTCTTTGCCAAAATTTTGTAGTTTTTCTTTTGTTAGAAAAATGTACGTTAAAAAATTGGGTAGGCGTTCCGCCTCTGATCATCATCCTATCAGAGTATAAAACGTACATTAATTGAATCATTTGAAATCTAGGAAGTGTTTTAAACTCCCTAGTGTCTAAATGGCAAATTGAAACTGTTTGATCTTTTGGTTCAATTGTTGAGGTCATTTTTTTAATGGGTGGTTAATTGTTTCTAGTTGTAGTTTTAAGATTTTAATTTCTTTTTTTTGTTTCTCAATTAATTCTTTATTATCTTCATTTAAATCATTTAAAAAAATAATTTTATCTCTTAAGCTATGAATTTTATTCCATAACTTAAAAATTTCTTTGTGCAGATAATAATCAGGATTAATCATGGACATTTTTTAAAGCTCCTGAAGTAATTTTTCTAATTGAGTAGTTCGAGCATCTAAGCGATTATATAAAGTTGAGATAATCGCGTAGCTCTGCCAACTTAATAAAAGGAAGGCAATTAATAAAAGTTTAGTTCTCATAATTTTTGGAAGGTAAAAGGAAGGAATAATTAAGGCAGTTTATAAAACTACCTTAATTGTTTTGATGAACTTGCAAGGTTTCTTGCCTAGTTTGCCTGACTTTAAGTAAGGCATAATTACACCTAATTGCTCACAGTTCCAACCGTGAGCTTTTGTAATGTCATACAAATGAACTGGGCAAATATATTCAGGTTTAAATTTGAACATATGCTTCCATGATCTTTTTGTATTTTTCGCAGCTCTGGAAGCGATAACTTCAAGAGTTACTTCTTCTGTTAATTCAGCTGTAGCCCATGAACTACCAGCTCCAATAAAAACAATACCCAAAACATTTTTTGTCTTAGTCATAAGGAAGGAAGGTTGAATTTTCTAGTTTCTTTTTTTGTATATCCTTTTGCAAAACTGAGAGAGTCAAATTTTAAAATGTGATTCTCTGGTAATGATTTTCGGATATACTCAAGCTCAAAAATTGGCAATAGTACTAGCCCATTATTTAAGCTAATAGCACATTAGCATCTATCTGATATAAAAGCAAGTTTATTAACTAATATTTCTAACTCCATCGAGGATCGATTTTGAGAGGCGATTTTTTCTAAGGTACTAACATAAGCAAGTTATATTACAGTGCTATCAGAGAGGCTTCTAGGCACCTTAGAGGCTATATAGGGGGCTAGTTGCAAAAAATTTTTTGCTATGGCCAAGGCGAGCAACTTAAATATATATCCTAAATCTTTGTTACTTTGACTCGACTTTAATTGAAAGCTCTGGAGCTTGGATGTTTACAGTTTCTACAGATTCACCTATTACTTTGCCGAGGGAGTCTAGGATCTGTGCTGCGGTTTGGAGTTGACCTTTTTTTATTGCTTGATTGAAAAGACGTACTCTCATTGCTTGGAGGCGAGGGAGCATAGATTCTCTATCTTTATCCCAATCTTCTGTATTCCAATGTTTTACTCTACCCCAATCTTCCCAAGCTGTTGTTATTGAGATCTGTTCAATTTTTGAATGTTCTATTACTAGCTGACGAGTAGTTTGACCTTGAAGTTGTCGTGAATAGAGTCTTTGTGCTCTTTCTTGAACCTTTTCTGCTGTGGATCTAGCAACAAATCTAGGTCTGCGAGTTTTATTCGCTTGAGCTACTGGAGGAGTAATATCGTTGGGAAAAGTAGAAGAAGCCACGGACTTAATCTGAGAGGGGTTAATAATCGAACTATAACCTAAAAATGCGGAAATAGGCTATAAATAGGGGGTATAGATTGAAATTTCTGTTATTTTTAAGTGTATGGCGGTAAAAAACAGACCAGAAATCAGTTTAAGGTATGCACAAGGTGAGGTATTTAATTGTGATAAAAGATTTCGGGTGTTGGTTGCAGGAAGAAGGTTTGGTAAATCATATTTATCCTGTATCGAATTGCTTAGAGGAGCAATCAATCGGCCTGGGGAGACTTATTTTTATTGTGCTCCTACTTATAGGATGGCAAAGGATATTGCGTGGAAGGAGTTGAAGAAGTTAGTGCCAAAGGTATGGGTTCAGAGCAAGAATGAGACAGATTTAAGGTTGGAATTAATTAATGGATCGACTATTGAGTTGAAGGGTACTGAAAACGCTATGGCATTGAGGGGAAGAAGCCTAGCAGGGGTTGTATTGGACGAAGCAGCGTTTATGGATCGAGATGTATGGGCAGAAGTTATTAGACCTGCTCTAGCGGATAAGCAGGGGTGGGCTTTGTTTATTAGTACTCCTGATGGTACTGCTAGTTGGTTTTATGATATGTGGTGTTTTTGCGGTGAGCAGGAGTGGGATGATTGGAAAAGATGGAGTTTTACTACGATTGAGGGGGGTAATGTTGCACCAGAAGAAGTTGAAGCAGCTAGGTCGCAATTAGATGCGAGAACATTCAGACAGGAATTTGAGGCTAGTTTTGAAAATCTTACTGGTTTGGTCGCTGTTAGCTTCAGTGATGACAATATTGATAAGGAAGTGGAAGACCTACATATGCTGCCTTTGTTGTTGGGTTTAGATTTTAACGTTGACCCTATGGCAGGAATCTGTGCTTATAAGCATGGCAATAATTTATATGTCTTTGACGAGATCATGCTGACAGGTGGTGCTACCACATGGGATTTTGCTGAAGAGGTTACAAGAAGGTATGGAGTTGATCGTAGAATTATTGCTTGTCCTGACCCAACGGGTAGTGCAAGAAAGACCAGTGGAGTGGGAGTAACAGATCATAATATTCTTAGACGCAGTGGATTTACTGTTATGAGTCCTAAAAGTCCGTGGAAGATAAGAGATAAGATTACTGCTGTTAATACTGCCCTGCTTGATGCAAATGGAGATCAGAGAACTTTTATACATCCAAGATGTAAAGAATTGATAAAAGCATTAAGAACTCTTACATATGCACCGAATACTGGCTTACCTAATAAAAATCTAGGAGTTGACCATGCTTTTGACGCTTTTGGTTATCTTTGTCTACAACAATTTAATTTGGCAAAACCAGAGACATTAGGGCAAACTGCGTTTAGAATATATTAAGAACTACCTAATTCTTATCATGTATCATTCTACAACTAAGAAAAAGAAGAAAAAAA